CCACCGGCACCGGCGCCATCGCTTGGTGCGGCAAGGCCTTCTGGAACGCGCTGATTTCAGATACCTCGGTTAAAGAAGCCTACCTCAACCACGAGGCGGCATCGGCGCTGCGCGGTGATCGCCGCCAGGCGTTCGAGTTCGCCGGCGTGCTGTGGATTCGCTATCGCGGCAAGGTCGCTGGCGTGCCGTTTGTGGGCGACGATCAGGCCTACCTGGTGCCGGACGGCGTGCCCGGCCTGTTCAAGACCGTGTTCGCGCCGGCCAACTACATGGAAACGGTAAACACCCTGGGCGTGCCGTACTACACCAAACTTGAGCCCATGGCGTTTGGAAAGGGCGTATCCGGCGAGGCGCAGTCCAACCCGCTGCACCTCTGCACTCGCCCGCGCGGCAACATCCTGCTGACCCGCTGAGCATGGCGGGCTTCGGCAGCGCCTTGGCCCGCATGGACGCGGCCATCATGGCCGTACTCAACGACGGCAGCGCCTGTTACACCGACCGCAATGGAGTTGCATACCCTCCGCTCAGCATCATTATCGACTTCAATGTCGAGATAACTGGGCCGGAAGGCATGTACTCGACCGCTCAGGTGGGCATCACCTTTAATGCAACGGACCTCGCGGAGGCAGTCCGGGGCGGCATGTTCGTCTATGACCGCCGGAGATTCGTGGTTGAGGACGAGATTGCCAATGACGGCCATGTGATCACCGTAGCCTGCATGGAGCAGATATGAACCCGTTAAGTGAGCTGCGTCTGGCGTTGATTGACAGGCTGGGGGAAATCACGCCCGCCGCCGGCTATATCACTCCAGCAGGCACTCGGGTTAAGTCCGGATGGTTCAGCGAGGTGATCAAGTCCAGCAGCAATGCCTATCCAATGATCGTTGTCCAGAAGGGCCGGGATTCCCAGCCAACACCGGGGCCTAACAAGCTAAAGCTGGTCCGCTCATTTTTTGTGTTCGGATCGGTAGACGCAGGCATTGACGGCTACGAGGACGCGCTCGACGACATCGAGCTGGACATCCTCCGCTGCCTTCTGCCAACCCTTGGCTTGCCGCTCGCCTGGGCGCCAAGAGGCACCAGTGACATCACTATCGGTACGCCGGAACAGGTACCCCCCGGCAGTGGCGAGATGACTGCAACGGTCCTGATCCCCGTTGAATTCAGTCTGATCATCGGGCCGTAACAGCGCCCGACACCACAGGCCAAAACCAAAACCCGCCTTGTGCGGGTTTTTTATTGTCTGAACAAAAGGAAAATCGCATGGCTAACTACGCATACATGGGCAAGGGCGTCATTACCCTTACCCCCGAAGCCGGCGGCACGGCGCGCGACATTGGTAACGTCTCGGCGCTCAGCTTCAACATCAATGAAAATATCATCAAGCTGCCGAACTACCGCACCGCAGGCGGCGGCACGTACGCCCAGGTAAACCGCGTCGAGTCGGTGGAATTTACCGCGACCCTGCACGACCTGAGCCCCGAGAACCTGGCCATGGTGCTGTTCGGCACCACGACCACCGTCACGACCGTGGCAACCATCCAAGCGCTGACCACTGGCGCGCAGACCTTCGAAATGGTCTTTGCTGGCGTCAACGAGGCGGCCACCGGCAAGACCGTGACCGTCACCGTGCACCGAGCAAAAATCGGCGCCGCGCAAGGCCTGAGCTTTATTGGTGACGACTTCGGCGCGCTGGAAATCACCGGCGAAGTGCTGATCGACACCAGCATCATCGCGGACGACCTGTCGCAGTTCTTCGAGATCGAGATGGACGTGGGTGCCGCGTAAAGCCGCCTGAGCGGGCCGGGCCTGTTTGTGCGGGCCTGGCGTTTCTCTGCTGGCAAATGGACGGTCTGGTGGTAGAGTTTTCCCCTCAATGATCTGATAGGGAGCCATCCATGCTTAAACGCCTACTGATACTAAGCGCCCTCGCGCTCACGGCCGGCGTGCAAGCGTCCCCTGTATTCAAGTGCGTCGACGCGGCCGGGGCGGTCACGTTCACGCAGAATCGCAACTGCCCTCAGCAGGGCGCAGTGGCGGATATTGCCGACTACCGCAACGCCTCGCCCAGCGGCTCTGGCCCAGCGGTGAGAATGGCCAAGGCCGCGCCGCCCGCTGTCGCCAGCAAGCGCACCGGACAGGCATTTACCGTCGTGGGTGCGCCGCCGATAGTGGCCGCAGCGCCCGTGCCAGTCGCCCCGCCGCCAGTGGTTGTGCATCATGGTCGAAGCAATCAACCGTGCATCAAGACGGTTGAAAAAATGTTTCGCTCGTCCCGCATCGCCGCAAATGGCCAGCGAGTAGGTCGCGCGGAAATCAGAAAAGTCCTTGTGCCCTGCTAAGGCACACATACAGCCAACAGACCCGCTTCGGCGGGTTTTTTATTGCTCGGAGAACGGCATGTCAGAGCTAAAAATACTTTTCCCTGAGCCGGTTACGGTCGCGGTGATGGGCAAGCCGGTGCAGATCCACCCGGTACGCCTGCGTGATTTTGAGTTGTTCGGCGCCGCGTCCGGCGCACTGATCAAGGCTCTGGGCGACACCTCTCGCGGCTCAGTGCTGGCCTACGCCGCCAAGCACAAGAATCTGCGGGCGATCCTCGGCAAGTCCACCGATATGAGCGCCTGGGCCATCTGGCGGCTTCCTGCTGCTTCGGCGGTTGAGCTGATGGTGCATGTAGTGCGAGTAAACGCGGGTTTTTTCGACCAAGCCCTGGTCAGTCTAGCAAGTGCGTTTCCTGGGCAGATATTGCCCAACAACTGATCAGCGGCGGGCATCACTGGGCGGAAATTCAGGGCTACACCCTAGGGCAGATCGAAACCTTCTTGGTCGCCAGCGGCACCAGTCGCAAGGCTGATATGCGTGACGCCATCCTTGCCGCCCGCGCGGCCCAGGCGGATAGCAAAGACCTGAAAAAGATCCTCAAGGAGTTGGATTGATGGCTGGCAAAATCATCACGCAGCTGATTATCGACGGCAAAAACAAGGCCGGCGCAGCATTTAAAGAGGCCGACAGCCAGCTGAGCAAGATCGGCGCCAGCGCCAAAAAAGCCGGCGCCTACATCCTTGGTGCGCTGTCGATTACCGCGCTCTCCGCGTGGGTAAAGGGCAGCATTGCCGCGTCTGACGCCGCGATAAAAACCGCTCGCTCGGTTGGCGTTACCGTTGAAGAGCTGACCGCACTGCGCTACGCGGCCGAACTGGGCGGCGTGTCCTCAGCCGAGCTGACTGCGGGGCTTTCCAAGCTAAACCGCACTATCGACGAGGCAGCCAACGGCGGCGCCACGCAGGCCGAAGCGTTCGACCGACTAGGCGTGTCCGTACTGGACGCGGCTGGCAACGTAAAAGACAGCGGCACTGTACTGGCTGAGATGGCCGACAGGTTCCAAGTCATGCCGGACGGCGTGCAAAAGTCGGCCCTAGCCATGGAGTTGTTCAGTCGGTCTGGCGCCAAGCTGGTGTCGATGCTCAACGGCGGCTCGGACGGCCTGGTCGCCTTGCGCAAAGAGGCCGAAGCGCTGGGCAGGGTGATCAGTACCGAAACCGCCATACAGGCCGAATTGTTTGACGACAATCTGAGCCGGCTGGGGTCGACCGCCGCCGGTGCGGGCAATAAGATCTCCAGCGAAATGCTACCCACGCTGCTTGATTTGACTGACTTACTGGTAGAGGTGAACAAAGGCGGGGAGGCGGCCACCATCATAGCTAACCTGCTGGGCGGCACCTTGAAAATTCTAGCGACCATTGTGCTGGTTCTGGGCGAGGCGTTCGGTGAAGTGGGTCGCCTGATCGGCGCGACCGCCGCTGCCGCTGTGGCTGTCGCCAGGGGCGACTTTAGCCGGGCCGGCGAGATAATGCGCGAAGTGACGCGCGATAACACCAAATCCACCAACGCGATGGTTAATCGAATTGGTTTGATGTGGTCGGGCGCAGGCAAGGCCGCCGTCGCCGCCGGTATCGAGCAAAAGAAACAGCAGAAATTAATGACCGGCAACCTAGAGCGCACCACCGACGACATGGCTGTCGAACTCAAGCGCCAGGTCAAAGATGCGCAGGAATCGGTAAAGGCGCGCGTGGCTGCTGAGAAAGAAGCCGCCAAGGAGCTGGAGAAGGCCAAGGACGCCCAGCTCGACACGCAAAAACGCTACAGCGATGCGCTGGCCGCCCTGAATGCCGGCGGTGGCGATCCTACATTCAGCGCCGCGATGGACCTGAAATATGCCGCCAATCAGGCCTTGGCTGCCGGCGACACGGAAGGCGCCAAAAAGAACGCCCAGGCCGCGCTCGAAGTGCTGACCGACCTGGCCGCCGCCGGGGAGAACACCTATGGGTTCGCCGGATTCATCCAGCAGCTGCAGGGCATCGAAGAGAGCGCCGATCAAATCAACGTCGATCAGGCGCAGGCCAGCTTCGACGCCGCGGCTGCCGAAGCGCTCAAGCTCAAGACCATTCTCGATGACCTGAAAGAAGTAAAGATCGACATCACTATGTCGCCCGAAGCCATTGCGGCGGTCAAGGCGCAGATGCAGGCGCTGGCCGATGAACTGGGTCAGCAGATGATTATCACGCCAACGGTCGTGATGCCGCCTATTCCTGTGGTGGTGGCTAAAGACCAGGGCGGCAGCGCCTTATTAGGCCGAGACCCAGACGTGCCCTACGCCAACCGCTTTGCCACCGGCGGCCGGGTGCGCGGCCCCGGCAGCGGCACCAGTGACAGCATCATGGCGCGGCTATCCAACGGTGAGTACGTGCTTAAAGCCGCTGCGGTGCGCCAGTACGGCACTTCGCTGTTGGATCGCATGAACGGCCTGAGGATGCCGAAGTACGCCAGCGGCGGCTTGGTTGAATCGACTGCCAGCCTACCGGGCGCCACCCCTGGCCGCGACTTGGGCCGGGTGGATCTGACCGTGGGCGGTGAGTCGTTCAACCTGCTGGCCACTGGCGATCAGTTCGAGCGCCTGTTGCGGCGCACCGCGTCAAAATTCGGCCGCACTCACACCTAGGGGCACAGCATGGCTCAATTAAAAATCACCCTCGGCGGTATCCCGATTGTATTGCACGCCGGCGCGCCTGAGTTGAGCGAAGAAGCCATCGGCGGCGAGACGCTGCTGCGCATGAGCGACGGCGCGGGCGTGGCGCAAACGCACTGGCAGAAAATGGCCGGCTCAATCAGCGGCCAGGGCTGGATGCCGCCGGGCTTGGACGGGCTGGACTACAGCCAGCCGCTGGAACTGCGCAGCACTCAAGTCAACAGCATGCAGGGCACTGGGCTGGCTTACACATTGCCGAGCACGCCGCGGCCGGATCAGGCGCCTTGGGCGTTTGCGCTGATCGGTGATGACTGGCACGCGACACCCTGCAGCACCGTCGACGGGCTGGCCACGCTTACCGCGCTGGCCGGCGCCGAGGCGTATCAGGTCTGGTGGATGCCCGTGTATTCGGTCAAAGCCCAGCGCCCACCCAAACAGCAATCATCCTCCAGCGCCTCGCATAGCTGGTCAATCGCCTGGGAAGAACTCTAAATGCTCAACGCCGGCCCCCTCAACAGCACAGCGCTCAACGCCAGCGGCACGCAGACCGCCGCAGTCGAGCCCGAGTATGTGCTGCGCGGCATCGGCTACCGCTGGCGGCTGCGCCTGCTGGTGGGCGGGGTGGACATGACCGCCCAGCTCACCGGCAAGGTGGATGTTGACCGCGAAGAGGGCGGCGCCGGCGTGGCGGGCTTTGAGTTGTATTTGCCGCCCGGCGTGGTGGCGCCCACGGACTGGATTGGCAAAACCGTCAGCCTCGATTACCTGAGCACCACCGGCGGCGTGACCACAGAAGAACGCCGCTATACCGGGCAGATCGCCAGCCCGCGATGGAGCCCGACTACTCGGCTGATGGCCTGCGAGTGCAGCGACCAACTGCAGCAGCGCGTCGAGGCCATGGCCAGCACGGCGATTGACCGCCTGACCGACGGCTACTGGTCGGCGGACTTGTTCGAGTCAACCGATGGCCGCAGTCATTGGGATTACGCCGTGGAGCGCCTGAGCAGCCGCCCGGCTAGTCTGGATTGCTCGCCGTATGGCGTGCTTCGGGTGACCAGCTGGTACGCCACGGCGACGCACTTCGTCTTTGGCCCCGGCACCACGCTGTACCAGAGCCTCGGACTGGAGCTGGCGCCGCTGAGCAACATCACCAATCGCGTCGAGATTGAATTCAGTTACCGCTACTCGCGGCTGTGGCAGCGCAATCAGAACTATTCATGGAAACACCCAATTACCGGCAGCAGCGAGGGCACCACTGGATTCTGCGCCTGGCGCAGCTGGCCGAGCGAATTGCCCACCATTGAAATGGTCGCAGAGGCGGCCGCCGACAACGAGCAGACCATCGTCAGTTCGAGCTACTACCTATTGCCCGGCACGATGGCCGACCCGTGCGGCGATGGCTCGCCCTGGATCAACACCTATACCAATCTGTTGCTGGGCGCGACCTGGACGGCGGCGCGGCGCTGGGCGCAGACGATCACCGAGACGTACAGCTTGAGCCTGGCCACTGCTGCCGGTGAAGTCGAAGCCACCCGCATTGTGCAGCGTGACAACTACTCATTCGAGGTCGAAGACCTCGCCGCCGAGGCCTGGGAGGCTGATCCCTTCACCAGCGCGACGGATGGCGCGACCGACTTGCACGACGAAGCCCGCCGCGCGACTGCGATCAACCTGGCGCTGCGCATCGGCCAGACCGAAATAATTGCCGCGCACCGCGCCACGCTGATTAGCTGGGACGTGCCGAGCAGCATGGCCATGGGCGTGGATCTGATCCATACCCTGGAGCTGGACGCTGAGGGCGTACATGCCGTGGGCAAGTGCCGGCGCATCGTGGATCGCTTCGACTTGGAGCGGGGCGCGGCCGTCACCACTCTGACCATCGCAGTCATGCGCGGCGGCGGCAGCAGTGATCCGCTGACCCTGCCGCCACGGATTGGCGTGGGCGTGGTGGGCACTCTCAGCACCGACGGCGGCCTGGCCATGCCGACGCAGTTGTCGGGCTATTTGCTGCCGGACTACGACGAGACTATTACCGGATTCAGCGGCAACAACGACGCGAGCAGTGGCGGCCACCCGCGCCGCCTGGATGCGCCAGCCGACGAAATTCCAGCCGCTGAACGCGATGAAAGCACCCTGACCGCCGCGCAGCTATACCGCGTCGGTATCCCTGACGACACCCTGGAGTTGTAGCCATGGCCACCCTCGAAGAGCAACGCCGCGCCATCGCCGCCGGCATGGCCGCACGCCGCGCGCCGACCAGCGAAGCCGAGCGCAAGGCTATCGGCAAACGCATGATCGAAGAGCGCACCGGAAAATCGGTCGCCGCAGACCTCAACCGCCTGGCCGCGCCCCAGCAGCAGCGGCGCAGCTTGCCCAGCATCTCGCCAGTGGGCAGCGTGCCGGCCAGCGTGGGGCGTGGGTCGTATGTGGCGCCGGCGGCGGCTGCGACTGCGGGGATTGCTAGCCCGCTGACCGAGCCCAGCTATGCCGCCCGCGAATACTGGCCAGGCGGCGACTACAGCACCGACGGCCTGTTGGTTATTCCTGCCACTAAAAAAATGGTGTTGGCCGACGCGGACGGCGCCGAGGTGATCATCAACCTAGCGCAACCGGTATGACGTGGGGCAATCCGCAGCGCGGGCTAGCCAGTGGCGGCACGCTGAACATGCTGGGCGGCATTACGCGGGCAGTCCGGCAGCCATCCGCCGAATACGTGAGCGACCGCTACTCATACGAGCAGACCGATGGCTTCGGCCACACGCTGCTGCAGCGCGGGCCGAGTGCCGCAGTCGCGCGCACCCCTGACGAGCTTATCGAGGATGCCGCGCGCGGCTACGACTGGCGCACCGATGCGCTGATCAGTGGTGCCGATATGGATTTGTACGGCCAGACCATCGGCGGCTTCGTGTATTGCTCGCCGGACGGTAGCCGCTGGCTGATCGAATCGGCCAGACTGCCCTACGTGATGACTGAACAGGCGCTATCCCTGCCGCTGCAGGTTCGCCGCTTTGGCGATATTCATGGCGCGCCGGACGTGCGCACCCTCACCGCCACCCTGGCTGATATGGGACAGGCCGACGCCGATCCTACGCAAAGCATCGGCGATTATGCGGATCTGTCGGTGTGCGATATACAGCCAGACGGCAGCCGCGCGCTACTGATGCTCAGCGTGCCGCGCGACGTGCTATATGTGTGGGATTATTCCTGGGAGAACATCAGCCGCCAGCCGATGGGCTGGCTTGAGCTGACCATCAGCGGCGGCGTTGCAGGGCTCACCGCCGGCCTGACGGTAGTGCGCAGCCGCGTGCAGACGCTGGGCGTACAGACGTACAGGGCGCACAACTGGACGGGGTCAGGCGAGCTCAAAACGTACAGGGAAACGTACAGCACCGAGGACTTTGGCACCTATACAATTACAACGGCAACTTGGTTGACGACCGGAATACCCAATCAGTATTTAAGTTATGAACGACTGATGCTGGACGATGAAATCAGCATGGTCGGGCGAATTCTTGCACTGTGGTACACCGCAGCCGGCTTTGATGAGGTCACTTGCGAGCTGATTTGGATCGCTACCGGCAGCCATACGGTGCCAGTTCTGACCGCCACAGGTCAGCGCGTGGTGCGCTCAGAAAAGGACGGCAGCGGCTCGACGGTGCTGGAGGATACGCTCTATAAAAAGACCAGCCGCTCCGGCTCGATAAACGTAACGGTTGATGTTCGGCTGAGGCTCAACGGCTCTGTAATCGACGAGGTCAGCGGAGGCAGCACAACTTCGCTGTTCTATGAACACGTGTATAGGAATCCGTCCGGGCTAGAAGGTATCACCAGGACTGAAACGGCCAGCGGCTCGCTCGACGGGCAGAGCGGCAGCTTTGTCGACTCATCAGACGATGCGTGGTATCTGCGCGGCGCAAACATGGCGCCGTTTTTTTATGGCGACAACATGGCGCAAGCCGCCGTGCTCAGCAGCAATTGGGGCGCCGAGCTGTATATGCTCGATTCGGCGGGATCATCGGTATGGAATAAAACGCTATGCACGCCGCGGCGCTACAGCAATAACCTGATCAGCCTGGCCATTCGCAGTGGGCCATACAATTTCGCCGTCGATGGCGACTATGAATTCGTCCACCGCAGCGGCCCGGCTGCGTATCCAGGCGGAGTGCATAGCCCCGGTCTGGCTAGCGGTGCCGAGTACACATTTTACGGCAGCTACAACCCGGCCACCGGCGAAGTAGTGCGCGATCAGCCTGAACCCGTTTGCTGGATCTGAACCGAGGTAACCCATGAATTTTGTCAATAACTGGTCGGCAGCGCTCACCCTGAACGCCGCCGCGACTTCCCTTGCGCTGGATTTGCCGGATGGCACGTATCGATTGACCTGCTCGGATACCGCCGACGCGCTCGCTACGCGCTGGGAGGTGGTCAGCGCGGTAGTGGTCGGCGGCGCAGGCACGCTTACGCGGGCGCTTGAGGGCACCACTGACCAGCAATGGCCGGCGGGCAGCGTGATCTATTGCGCGCTCACCGCCGGAGTGCTGGCCGACCTTGATGCGCGGGTTTCAACGCTGGAATCGGCCGGCGGAGCCGCGGCGTACTTTCCGCGCAGCTATGTCGGCGCAGGCGCCGCGCTGCATGGCGACACGGTTGAGGTGTCTAGCTCTCAGTCAGCTAGCTACGGGATGCCAGCCCCGCGATCTATCAGCGAGTTGCAGCGCATTGATTTTCTGCTGAATGCCGCGTTTCAGCAGCTGACCATCGATCTCGACTTTTCCGCGATGAGCTCTTTAATGTATGTCGGGACACTGACAGTCGCCGGCGTGACCTTTAGCCGTGCGGATCGCGTCGTAACGGTCGTCGTCGCGTCCGGCCAGGGCGCTCGGATCAGCGTAACGACTAAGACCGAATACGGGACTGTGCTTTTAGTTGCGTCCGATTATTCAGCGCCGATGTATAACTCGCTGGAGGATCAGCCGCAAGTCAACTAAGCCAATCACCCCATCCCAGCCCGCCACGTGAAGGCGGGTTTTTTATAGCCCGAACCTTGGAGTAGCCCGCCATGCAGCCGGCCCGTATTCCCCTGTCCATTATTCAGGGCGCGACACTGCGCGACACGCTGCGCCTGATGCAGCCGCGCTTCGAGTACCGCGCGATCACCGCCATTGCGGCCACGGCACCGGTGCGCCTCACCTGCGCCCACGACCTGCCCGGCAACTGGCCGGTGTGGCTGCAGGGCGCGCAGCAGATGCCTGAGCTCAACCGCGCCCCGCGCCGCGAGCATCCACACCGTGCCGAGGTAGTCGACGCCACCACGCTGGAAATCAACGCGCTGTCGGCGGTGGGCCGCACGCCCTCTGGCGGGCAGCTGATCTATCAGCCGCCGGTGGATCTGGCCGGCGCCACCGCGCGCATGCAGATCCGCGACAAACCCGGTGGCGCGTTGCTGCTGGAGCTGAGCACCACCGCTGGCGGGCTGACTATCACCGGCCCTGGCACTATCGAGCGCACGTTGTCGGCCAGCGCTACGGCGGCCATTACCTGGACGGCGGCGGTGTACGACCTGGAGGTGGAGTACCCGGATGGCACTGTGCACCGGTATGTGTGCGGCGATGTAACCGTCAGCCGGGAGGTGACCACGTGACCGCCAGCGCGGATAGCACGGTTTTTGTCATCGAGCTGGGCCTCGAGTACGCCGTTTCTGTAGCGCCCGATCCTGAGCCGGTCGTGATCGTGATGAGCGATCAAGGCCCACCCGGGCCACCCGGCCGCGACTCACCCGACGCGGATGGCCCGCCGGTCATCAGCACCAACCCTGACAACCGCATCCGGCGTGGTACCGACGGCGGCTTGCATGTGCTCGACAAGCTGTCCCCCGACCCACTCGCTTACTACATTCTCGCCCGGAGCTAGACCATGACTATTGAAACCAAGATCATCGCATTGGCCCAAGCCATCGCTGCCGACGTAAAAAGCCTGCGCACAGGGCAGGGCGACCTAACAGCGCTCAGCACCACATCCAAAGGCAGCCTGGTTGTTGCCATCAACGAGCTGTACACCCTGATCGGCAGCGCCGGCGCGAGCATTGACGACAATGCCGTCGCTGGCGCAACGAACGTGGCGTGGTCTGCAGATAAGATCATCACCACAATCGCGCTGGCCAAGTCTGCGGTAAAGGACGAGATCATCGGCGGCGCGTCGGCGGCTTACGACACGTTTGTCGAGCTGCAAGCGCTCATGGAAGCGGACGACACACTGACCGCCGCGCTCAGCACTGCCGTGACCAATCGTGTGCGTTTCGACGAATCGCAGACCCTGACTGTCGCGCAGCAGTTGATCGCCTGCACCAATATCGGAGTGGGTGATCCGGCTCGGGATTTTGCCGCTGACTACGCCACTGCCAAGGCCTAACCCGTGAGCCTACAGGCGCGCATCACAGCGCTGGCCGAAGCGGTCGGGGCCGACATTAAAGCGCAGGCGGTGGTACTGGCAGGCTTAGAGTCCGCAACGGGCGCTGCGCCAGTCAGCATCTACGGCCCTGACACGCTGTACGTGCAGGGTTCAATCGAGCTGCTGATTACCGATTACGACTCTTTCACCGCTTACGCCGTGTCAGCTACCGCCGGGACTGCGAGTATCAGCGGCCAGACCATCAGCTACACCGCCCCAGCCAGCGGCGGCGGTGCGGTTACGCTAACCGTAGTGGCCGGCGACTACAGTCGGGACGTGCTGCTGACGGTGCAGCCGCTAACCGTCGCGCCACCCGCGATCACCGTGCCCGCCGAATCAGCAGAAGTCGCTGAGCAGCCCATCATACAGACCAGCGCCTTCGCGCTGATCGGCACCGGTAGCGACACGCACGCGGGCAGTGAATATCAAGTGCGGCTGTCGAGCGGCTCTTGGGCCTCGCCTTTGTATATGTCCGGCACGGTAACCGACCTCACGCAATTTACCGTGCCGGCCGGGGTGATTCAGCAGGGCGGCATCAGCTACACGATCCGCGCGCGGCACCAGGGCGCCAGCCTCGGTTGGGGCGAGTGGTCGGCCGATCGTGCGGTGGTCAGTAAGCTGCAATTCGCCCAGGTATTCGGCGTGGCGCTGCTGGCGACTGGAGGTAACGGTGGCACCTGGGCCTATGTCGATATCGACGGCGCTGCAATTTCCAACCCTGGCACCACCGCCTTCAGCGCGCACCCGGTCTGGGGTGCAATAGCTGACGTGACAATTGACGGCCAGGCCATGGTCAAAGTACCGGCGTTTTATATCCGTCGGGCAATCATCGCCTCTGGCATTTACGCAGGCAAAGAAGCGTGGTGGATCTCGGACGTGCCCTTGTCTGGATTTCGGCTTTACTCGGCATTTCGCAATGCGGGCGCGGATGTTGATCAATTCTGGGTCGGCAAATATCAGGCCAGTATGCAGGGCACAAAGCTCGCCTCGGTGTCCGGGGTGCTGCCCGCAGTCAGTCGCTCGCTGACCCAATTTATAGCCGATGCCGCCGCCCGCAACGTGTCCGGGGTGACCGGCTTTATGCTCTGGCCGGCCTACCATTGGAGCGCCATCCAATGGCTGTATCTGGTAGAAAACGCGACCATGGATTGCCAGACTAAAACCGGCGAAGGCCGCGTCAATGCCTCAAGCGCCGCGCTGGTCGATGCTGCCGACGTGGCGCAGGCAACGTATCGCGGGATTGTTGGGCTGTGGGGTAACGTCTGGCAGTGGATGGACGGCCTCAAGACCATAAACGGCGTAATTAATTTGTGGGATCAAAACGGCAATAAATCCTGGGTGCCGACCAAGTCGCGAACTGCGGCGACTGGCAATGTCTACCCGACTAGCTTCATGGATGGCCAGGGGGGTGGCTGGGACCTGGAGGACGTTTTCATCGGCGACACTGGGCCGGCCAGCAATAGCGACGCAACCGCCCCGGATCGGCAATACCTGACAAACTCTGGCGAGGTTTTCCCGGTCGTTGGCGGCAGCTGGGGCATCGCCGCGGGTGCGGGGTTGTGGTGTGCGGGCGTCGACGTCGCCGCGTCGAGCTCGATCGCGTACATCGGTGCCCGCCTGGCGAATGAGTAGCACGGCCAGAAGTCGGCAGCCTAATGGGCTGTCTTCCAGCGCCTTTTCCTTCGGGGCCGCTGTCCCGGCGCCTAGCGCCAAATATCTACCGCTGGCGACGGCAAGTAGGCATCGAGCCGAACGTGGTCGCCGGCTCCACCCAGGAGGCACATTGCCCGTTACTCAACCCGATTTATACGACCAGGTCATCAGCTTCGACAACCTGCTCGCTGCTTATTACGCTGCACGAAAAGGCAAGCGCTACCGCCGCGAGGTGGCGGTTTTCGCCATCAATCTGGAAGAGAATTTGCTGAATATCCACAACCATCTAGTGTGGGGCAGCTGGCAGCCCGGTCGCGCGCGCGAGTTCCGCATCTACGAGCCGAAACAGCGCGACATTCAGGCGCCGCCGTTCGCGGATCGGATCGTGCATCACGCGCTAATTGGGGTGGTCGAACCGTTTTTCGAGCGGCGTTTTATCCACCACAGTTACGCCTGCCGAACCGGAAAAGGCGCGCAGCGTGCCTGCCGCGCAGTGCAGGGGATGATTCGCCAGACGCAGCGCGGCGGCGCGACACCCTGGCTAGTCAAGGCTGACATAAAAGCGTTCTTCGCGAGCATTGATCATGACGTGCTGTTCCGGGCTATTCGCCGGGTCATCACCTGCCGCCGCACGCTTGCGCTTTGGCGCACGATCACTTCCGCCTACGGCCACGAACATGGCGTCGGCGTGCCAGTTGGGGCGCTGAGTAGCCAGCTGGACGGCAACATCATGATGGATCAGATAGACCACGCCATGACCGATCAGGCAGGCGCTGGCCGATATGTGCGGTACATGGATGACACCATCATCGTAGTGCCATCCAGAGCGGCCGCCCGCGCCGTACTTGCTACGCTGAGTGACGAGGTGGCCCGCCTCAATCTCAATCTCAACCCTAAGACCCGGATTCAGCCGGCCAGCGCTGGCGTGGACTTTTGCGGATACCGCACCTGGGCGACGCATATCCTGCCACGGAAACGCAACATCAAGCGGGCCCGGAAGATGCTCAAAAAGGTGCGCGCTCATTACGCCGCTGGCCGAATCGATCTGTCTGCCGTGCGCATAAAGTTGTCGAGCTATCTCGCCTACGCAAAGCACTGCAACGCCCACAACACCACTGCCGCCATTCTGGATCAGCTTGTGCTGACCCGCCGCCCGGAGCCGCCAAATGCCTGAAATTATTGACCACACGCTGCGCATTGCCAGTCACTCCGAAGTTCTGCCTCGCCTCGCGCAGCCGGCTGCGGTGCATGTTTGGAGCGTGCCCGCTGAGTACCGCGCGAGCGGCTATTACGTGAGTCTGCAATTGGGTGGCCAGCCCATCGAGCTGCCGGCTTGCGACTACCGGGACGCGACTAAAATTGTCCGGCTGGAGCTGGCCGCTGATCCTGATGTTGCGGCGGCGGCGGAACGTGAGGCACGCGAGCAGTCAGACCGCGCCCTGATTGCCGAGCGCCGTTATCTGATTGAGGTTGGCGGGGTCATTATCGGCGGGATGCCGATTGATACGGGCCGCGACAGCCAAGGCCTGATCACCGGCGCTGCCCTGCAGGCGGTTATTGAGCCGGAATACGCACTGCGTTGGAAAACCTCGGATGGATTCGTGGAGCTGGCTGGACAGCAGATCCTCGGCGTGGCGTCGGCGGTTCGGGCGCATGTGCAGGGCTGCTTTAACCGTGAGGCCGCGCTGCTTGATGCAGTTGCAGCTGGGTCGTTCGACGCAGCGATGCTTGACGAGGGCTGGCCGAAATAACCGGACCGCCGACCACCACCGCCCGCCGAGTGCGGGTTTTTTATTGCCTGGAGAAAACCAATGCTGCAACAAATCCGCACGATGGCAATAGCCCCGGCGCTGGCGATGCTGCCCGAGCGCATGACCAGCCCGGCCGCCGAGCGCCAACTGATTGCAATTGGGCTGCAGGAGTCGAGGCTGACCCATCGCCGGCAAATCGGCGGGCCAGCGCGCGGGCTGTGGCAATTCGAGCGGGGCGGCGGGGTGCGCGGCGTACTCATGCACCCGGCCAGCCGCCCGCACGCGCTGATCGTCTGCACGCTGCGCAACGTCGCCGCGACTGCCACCGCCGTCTATGCCGCGCTTGAGCATGACGATGTGCTGGCCGCGGCATTCGCTCGACTGCTGTTATGGACTGATCCGCAGGCGCTGCCGGACGATGCTCAGGGCGGCTGGGCGCTATACATGCGCACCTGGCGCCCCGGCAAACCGCACCGCAAAACCTGGGACGCGCTGTACGCGCAGGCCGAAACCGCGCTGCAGGCTGCTACATGCTCGGCCTGATCGCGCAATACCGCCTGCTGCTGATCGTCGCTGGCGTGGCCGTAATGATGGCGCTGTCTGCCGTCGGCGCTTGGCAGTGGCAGGCCAATGCTTATGGCCGGCAGATTGCCGCCGCACAGCTCGCTCACAAGACGGATATGGCATTGATCGCCAATGCCGCCTCAGCGCAACTCAGAACGCAGCAAGCCGCGCGACTGACGCTTGAGCGGCGCCTATCCCTGCTCGACGCCCAGCATTATCAGGAG